GGGGCTACCCGCCGGTTGCAATTTTCAGATCCTGTAAAACAATTTTGGTTTAAAAATAATTATGAAGATTGATTCAGACATTGACATTGACTTTGGTTCAAGAGATAAATTACTTGAACTGATTAAACATACTAACGCAGCAATGCGTAATGTCAATCCTATTCGCAAACACGCAACTGGAGTATATGTTACTCCTATTCCCTATGATCCAATCAATGATATAGCAAGTATTGACTATACACTAGCAGAGAAGCGTGGATATTTCAAACTAGATTTATTGAATGTTCATGTATACGAGAATGTCAGAGATGAGCAACATCTTAATGAATTGATGGTTGAACCTGATTGGAGCAAACTGAAAGATAAGTCTTTCGTTGAGAAACTGATTCACTTGAACAATCAGTACTACAACTTAGAGAAGATGCCAGAACCTATAGATAGTATCCCGAGACTGGCGATGTTTCTAGCAGTAATTCGTCCCGGTAAGAAGCATTTGATCGGTAAGACTTGGAGTGAAATTAGTAAAACTGTATGGGATAAAGGAACTGATGGATATGTATTTAAACGTAGTCATAGTGTAGCCTACGCACAGCTAGTAGTTGTTCACATGAACTTGTTAGGGCATTCGTTTGACGAGGGTGATGCTACGGCGTTTACTACGGCGCTTACTTAATTCATTCATGCTACACGTTGGACCGTGCACCACTACTAGACTTTTGTTAGTAAAGGTCCTTAAGTAGGGTTTAAAGGGTAACCAATCATCTTTCAAAAACAGATTGATAGGAATTAATCTATTACTTTCCCACCACCAAACTTCTCCTAGTACTAGGAACTTTTCCTTGATTACGGCGTCGGTAATAGCACCATAGTCATATATAGTGGTAACCATGTCATCACGGTTTTGAACAATTCCAACATAATCTTGATTGGCGTATGAACATACTGTAATGAACGGGTGATTTTCCGTCAATCGTTTAAAAAATTCGTTTTGGATCATTATTTTAGTTAACAGCTTATTTATCGGGTAACCAAAGTTATTTAAATTAATATATTATACTAAATATGTTATAGGAGCCTACATTTGTGTATTCAACATCAGTTTTTTATTACGTCCAACGCAACATTGTTGTGTTATTATCAGGCTATTCACCGAGGAGATTTATGCCAGTCTACGCAAAACCATTAACTTTACATAAGGGAGTGGATAATCAGATCCAATTTCAATTTTTAAATCAAGAGCAAAAACCTGTTGATATAACAGGAAAAAGTATCACTTGCCGTATATTAAACTACATGGGCAATGAAACCTTAATACAGAAAGCATTAACATTGCAGTTTGCTGCCACGGGTATATGTGCGTTATATTTAAATGCTGCGGACCTTGAGAATATTGAGGCTCAGAAATGCTATTATACCTTAGAAATCCCGGTCAATGAATTTGACTTCCCTGTGTTTGTGGATCAGAATGCCGGTGCTCGTGGTGTAATGAATATTGTTAATAGTGTATTACCTAACTTTGTTCCATCTTATACTATCACTATACCTACCGGGCAAGCATTCCCTAACAGCCATGGTTCTAACGGAAGCAGCCTCACTTACACTACTAGCGTATTAAGTACAAACAACAATCCAATACTAACTATCCAAACTGAATACATTGAGTTCTATGGAAATACAACCATTCAAGGTAGCAGTATCGTGGATAATGATTGGTATGACATTACAACTACGGAAGAAGTATCCAATGTAACACAAACGGTTGGATATGTTATTCAAGGATTCCATCCTTACATCCGCATGCAATTCACCAGCAATGCGGGCGCAGTGGCTAATATATTGACCAGATAATTTGCTTTAACATTATGATTGTGTTACAATCAATAGATGTTTGATATCTTGTCAATAATACCCGGCAAAAAAAGAAAAACCAGTACTGGTTGGACTACCTTTAACGCAGTTTGTTGCCATCACTTTAATCATCGACCAGATCAAAGATTGCGCGGTGGCATCAAGTTTGATGGTCATAACTGGGCTTATGCTTGTTTTAATTGTGGATACAAAACAGGATTTACATTAGGTCAACCTATGCTAGTCAAAACTAAAACATTATTGAAATGGTGCGGCATAGATGAAATTCAAATACAACGTTGGAATTTACAAAGTCTACAACAGAAAGACTTAATTGACTTTACTAAACCAGCAATACAAAAAGTTAAAATAAAATTTGATGAACATACTCTGCCAGAGGGTGAGATTGTAGATATTAATAACCCATTACATAAAGTATACGCAGACTATCTAGAATCAAGGAAGATAGATAGTAATGACTATCCTTTCTTGATCACTCCAAATGAGAAGGGAAGGATGGCAAACAGGATAATCATCCCCTATACATATAAAAATAAGATTGTAGGTCACACAAGTAGATTCTTGGACAATAAAACTCCCAAATACATTAATGAGCAACAACATGGCTATGTGTTTAATATTGACATGCAGAAGCCAGACTGGAGTGTGTGTATTGTAACTGAGGGTATATTTGATGCTCTAAGCATTGATGGAGTAGCAGTAATGCATAATGATATTAATAGTGACCAAGCGTTATTGTTAAGCACATTAAACAAGCAAATTATTTTAGTTCCAGATAGAGATATGACTGGATTAGCATTATGTGATAAAGCATTAGAATTGGGCTATCGTGTTAGCTTACCTAATTGGGATGATGATGTAAAAGATGTAAATGACGCTATAGTGAAATATGGTAAGTTACCTACCCTATTGAGTATACTACGTAGCGCAACAAATAGTAAAATCAAAATAGAAATGCAGAGGAAGAAAATTGGCAAAACAAGAAACTAAAAAGCAGTTAGATTATACACCTGAGGTTCAGAAATTGTTTCTGAGGATGATGGTAACCAACGCGGAATTGTATACCCGTGTTATGAATATTATGAATAGCGAGAACTTTGATAGGTCACTCAGACCAGTGGCTGAATTGTTTAAATCACACACAGACAAATATAGAGTATTACCAGACCCAACACAAATTAAAGCAACAACTGGAATAGAGATTGATCCAGTGCCAGAATTGAATGACGGACATTATGAATGGTTCTTTGATGAATTTGAATCATTTACTAAGCGACAAGAACTAGAGAGAGCGATTCTTAAAGCAGCAGACTTGCTTGAGAAGGGTGAGTTTGAACCAGTAGAGAAACTAATCAAAGATGCAGTACAGATTAGTTTACAGAAAGACATGGGTACAGATTACTTTGCCGATCCTAAAGGTCGTATCAACAAATACTTTAACAGCGGGGGTCAAGTAAGTACAGGCTGGCCTCAGATGGATCGTATTCTATATGGTGGTATGAGTAGGGGTGAATTGAATATCTTTGCAGGTGGTAGTGGTTCAGGTAAAAGTTTGGTAATGATGAACATAGCACTAAGCTGGTTACAGATGGGCATGAGTGGTGTTTATATCACATTAGAATTGAGTGAAGAACTAACAAGTTTGCGTACTGATGCGATGTTAACCATGATGGGAACAAAAGCAATTCGCAAAGATATTGACACAACAGAACTTAGAGTTAAGATGGCAGGAAAGAAGGCTGGTAAGTATCGTGTTAAGAATTTACCTGCACAAAGTAATGTCAATGATATTCGTGCTTATTTGAAAGAAGTACAAATTCAAACTGGTATTAAGATTGACTTTGTAATGGTCGATTATTTAGATTTAGTTATGCCAGTAAGTATCAAAGTAAATCCAACAGATCAGTTTATCAAAGACAAGTATGTAGCAGAAGAATTGCGTAATCTAGCTAAGGAACTTGGTGTATTATTAGTTACAGCAAGTCAATTGAATCGTACTGCGGTTGACGAGATTGAATTTGATCATAGTCATATCGCAGGTGGTATCAGTAAAATCAATACAGCAGATAATGTATTTGGTATCTTTACAAGTCGTAGTATGCGTGAGCGTGGTAAGTATCAAATTCAATGTATGAAAAGTCGTAGTTCAACGGGTGTGGGTATGAAGATTGACTTAGAATATGATGTTGAGACTATGCGTATTAGTGATCCTGGTGTTGACGGTGAACAGAGTTATACACCAAAGACAAGCGCAAATGACATAATGAGTATATTAAAGCCACAGGCCACAGTTACAGATTATACTGTTGATCAAAGTACCGGAGAAATAACATTAGAACCGTTGACTAAAACAGTTCATGCTGCTGTACAGGGTTCAAAATTTAAATCGTTGTTGAATTCGTTAAAGAAATAATTATACCATAATCGTATAAATACAAGTAGGATAATTATATGCAAAAACAAACCCGCTCCCTCTTGCAGGAATTAGAAGCACTTGGCAATAACCGTGACACCAGTCATATTATTGAAAGTAGAGCCCATAATATCATAACCAGTGCCATTAATTTACTAGAGTTAATTAACAAGCATTACCCTGAGGAACAGGCACAGATATTAGAGCGAAAGCTATTAAGTGCTATTAAGAGCAAAGACCAGCAGAGATTTTCTAAATCTTTAAGGAAAAACCGTGAACCTATCTGAATCGTTGGCAATACTTAGAGACAAAGTAGATAAGATTGCCTCTTTAAAAGAAGATAAGGGACACTTAGATCATCCGGAAGATTTGATATTTTTGGGAGGCAGTCAGGGTGCAAATCGTGCATTACAAGCAAGTATAGCTACCGTAAAAAATCCTAAAACTGTTACTATTAAGTGGGACGGATATCCTGCATTGATATTTGGTCGCAATAGTCGCGGACAGTTTTCTATAATGGACAAGCATATGTTCAACAAGAAAGACGGGTCAGGCAGACAAGTATTCAGCCCGGAACAGTTTATGCAATATGACCAAGCTAGGGGCGTAGATCGTTCAGGCTTACATTCATTAATGTCAGAGATTTGGCCTGGATTAACAAAATCATCCAGTGGAGCTAAAGGTTATTATTGGGGAGATTTGTTATTTAGTCAACCATTATCAGAAAAGAACGGTATCTACATGTTCAAAGCGAATCCCAAAGGTATTACATATAAAGTAAATGCCGAAAGTGATTTAGGTAAATTAATGTCTGGCAAGCAAGCCGGTATTGCAGTACATCAATTCTTAGCACCTAATGCTATGACAACAGATGATGCTACCCCATTAGATGGAACTATAGGGCAGCTAAAGAATAATAGCAATGTTGCTATTGTACCTAGTGCTATGCCTATTACTCCCAAGATGAAAATTAACACATCTTTAGTTAAAAGTACTCAAAATGCTATTAAAAGTTACGGAGCATTAGTAGATCAATTTATGGATAATGCTCCTCAAGCACGCAATTCATTTAATCAATTGTTTACAGTATTCATTAACAAACGAATCGTAGAGGGTAACTTAAATGATTTAGCACAGGGATTTATAGAT